CCCCCCCCCCCTCAAAAATTAATTAATTAAATTAATTAATTAATTAATTAATTTAATTAAAAATTAATTAAAAAACTACTCATTTTTTTGTGAAAATAATTAATTAAATTAATTAAAATAATTAAATTAATTGAGCATTTAAAATCAAAATATTATATTATATTATAGTATATATAATGGTTGATTATAATTGTCTACGCTGTGGTTATATAGCAAGTCAAAAAATTAATTTAAAACACCATTTAAATCGCAAAAATATTTGTAATCCTATACTGGAAGATATTAGTATAGAAGAAGTGAAAAAACACTATGGATTTATTGAATCCACCAAAATCCACCAAAATCCACCAAAATTACACCAAAATCCACCAAATATTCCACCAAAAATTTCCACCAAAAAACACCAAAATCCACCAAAATGCGAAATTTCATCCACCAAAATCCACCAAAATCCACCAAAATTAGAAGTTATTAATGAATGTCCTTATTGTTATAAGAGATTTTCAAGGAGTGATAGTTTAAATCGTCATTATGGAAGATGTAAAATTAAAAAAAAAGAATATGAAAATGATAAACAAGAGATAAAAGAATTAAAAGCAATAGTAGAGAAATTATTAGTAGAAAATAAAGGAAATACAATTACAAATAATACAAATAATACAAATAATAATACAAGTAATAGTCATAATACTACAAATAATATGACAAATAATATTATTATACATAATTATGGTGACGAAAATACTAAATATATTACTAGCGATTATATATTAAAATTATTAAAAAATAAACCCTTCAAAGCTATACCAGAATTAATAAAACATACGCATTTTAATGAAGAACATCCCGAAAATCAAAATATAAAAATAACAAATAAAAAAGAACCTTATGTTAAAATAAGAAAAAATGATAAATGGGAATTACAAAATAAAGAAGATACAATAAATGACTTAATTGACCGACAACAAATTCATTTAATGGATGAAGTTATAGAAGAAAAAATAGAAGAAAGTTGTAATAAATCAGAAAAAATTAATATTGAAAGATGTAATGATTTATATAATAATGATGATAAGGAATATATGAAGCGTTTATATAATGAAAGTGAATTAATAATTATTAATAATAGTTAAACTTTTTAGAAAAAGTTTATAGATTTATAGATTTATAGATTTATAGATTTATAAATTGATATTTTAATATAAATTAATTTATATTATTATGAATACATTTAAGCTAAGAACAATTGAAAATGTAAACGACTATGTTGAGGTAACTTTTAATTTTATAGAAAAAAATAAATGCTATGATATTTCACTTACTTACAATTATTCTTCAGAATTAAATACTTTAGAAAAAAAAAAAATTTTTATGAATAGGCTTGAATTATATGATTCAAATTATGATTCATTTTATGAAGGTGATATTATATATAAAAATCCTATGACAGAACAATTAATATCTTTAATGATGTTATCTGACAGTAATTTACAAACTTATAGTGGTAATGTAACGAGTGAGTGTTATAGACTAGTATTAATTAAGACTATTAAATTATTATGGGATTAGTGAAATATTCACACAATAATTTAATAATCATAAAATAATTTACTATTTTTTTCTTTTTGTCTAAACTTTTTATTTTTTGTTACTAGTTTCATATTTATAGGAAAAGAATATTGAGGTTTAATAAATTTCATCCCATTATTAGATTTTGAAATAGATGGTTTTGCGTTTAGTATGGAAGCATGCCATGGTGTTAGAAATTCTAATGATGAACAACTTAGAAATTTCTTCATTTGATAGTGTAGAAAAGTTATTATTATATTTTATAGATAAAAAAATCAATTTACTTTTTTTAAAACTAAAAAAGTATAAATTAAATTTTAATACTTTCACGTCCCATTACCTGAAAAATTTGATTATTTTTTTTTACGGTAAAAATGTGGGTATTTGGATCAATTTCAGATTCTATATATGGTTCTATTTCTACTTCATATTCTATTTTAGTAGATTGTTCTATTTCTATATTATTTTTTTTAGGTTTTTCTTCTATTTCTATTTGTTGTATTTCAGTATGTTGTTCTGTTTCAGAATCATTAAAAACACATTTAAAAAAACAATCTATATTTTTAAAAAAATTTTTAAATTTTTGATATAATGTATCATTTTCAGAATTATTATTATTCATATAAATAATATATATTTATACATTTTTATATAATTAGACATAATTATAGTCTTCACCTTTTGAAATTGTTCGTTGATTCATTTTACGTTTAATAAGATGAAACATCTTCTTACGCATACGTTCATCTTCTTTTTTTTCAACTAGATTTTTTTTCTCATGAAATCGCTTAGGAATTTTGGACTTATTTTTTCGTGTGTCAGAAAATGCCTTATTCTTCATATCATTTTCAAAATCCGAAATAATTTTAGCGGTATTCATTTCTTTTTCTTGTGTTGTTATTATAGATTTTATAGAAAAATCAATTTTAAAAAAATTTAATCTAGTAATAGTTTAACAAAAATATTATATAATAGGAACACAACGAATAATTGTTCGCATATAGCCTCGGCAAGGGCACATACACATTTTGTCGTTTACATTAATTTTATTATGAAATTTTTTTCGTGTAAGAGAACCAGTTATTTTACCAGTAAAATGTGATATAGGTTCATTATCTATATTATAATAAACATTAGTTGAATGACGCTCACAACAACCACAATTTTTAAAAATATTAAATAATTCATGAAGATCTTCATTTGAATTTTTTAATTGATCTTCCCAAGTCATAATGCTTCTAATATTAGACCATTTTTTAAACATTTCACGCATTCTAAAAAGTGATGCTTCTAATTTTATTGCTTTTTCAAGTTTTATATTTTTTTTAGGAAGTGCCTCTTGAAGTATCTTATATATTAAATCATTAGGAAGTGCTTCAAATTTTTTTATGAATTGATGGATATCATTTTCTTGATAAGATTTGTGTTGAATAGCAAAAGACATTAACAACTAATAAAGTTATATAATAATAGATAAAAATCAATTTAAAAAAAAATTTACATCTATAATAAACAGTAAATTTAATAATTATTTATTAATTTTTTTTAATGTTCTTAAATTTTTTTTAATGTTCTTAAATAATCTTGAATAGGTAACGCATTATTAATATGTTTATGATATTGAGCATAAATATCTAATTGTTCTCTATCTACATTATTTGGATCAAAAACACATACAAAATCATGAATTTTAAAAATATATCTAATAATAGAGATATGTTTATTAAATTCTTCATAATCATTCTTAGATAAATCATATCCATATTTTTTTCTCCAATATCGGATTTTTTGACCAATATTATCTTTTTTTCTACGTTCTGCTAACATTTCTTCCTTAGAAGAATATGATTCACCAGTTTTATAATTATAAAGTGCAGGAGGCATATTATATTAAGTTTTTATCGTATAAATTAAATAAAATCAATTTTGAAATTTTCTGTCTATATTTTTTCTTAAAAAGTTTATTTTTTTATTTAATATACAATGATTCAGTAGTAACCTGGTCTCTTATAATTAAATCATGGATTGGTTGAATTGCTTGTAATAGTTCATAATCTTTGATAATTTCGCAGATTAATTTAACATTTTCACATAAATTATCGATTCTTATTATATTACGGATAAAATTGCCCTCTTGCACTGTATTATAATTATGTATATGATGAATACTTTTGCCTGACGCCCAAGAATAACCAGGTTCAACAAAATTATAAAATAAGTCCCATTCACTACGAATATTTAGATGAAAACTAGCTTCATCCGCACATAAATCTTTTGACATTTTATCTAGTTGCTTGATTATTTTAATACAATCATCAGATATATCTAAATCACTTAAATATACATCATCACCTTTTTCTTCTATAAACACACACAAAACACAAACAATTTCAGCGGGTTTTAAAGTATGCAACATCCTACTCATTAATAATTCAGTAAATAATATTTCATTACATTCATTGATATTTTTACCAATAATACCTTTAACATTTAATACAAGACTATTATAATTATCCATATAATTTATTTTATCAATAGGATTAAATACGGAAATAGTATCATTAAAGGTGACATAATCATGTTTAAGTAAGAAATCAATAATATTATTAATTTCTATTTTGTTAAAGTTTTTTAAATAATCAATATTATCCAAAATACTTTTTTTTTCTTTCATAAAATCTCTATTTTTAATATATTTCTTATAATTATCATCAAATCCATCCATTATTTCAATCTTCTTCATTTCAGCTTTGATTTTATTTAGTTTATTACCCTTAATTTTGATATATGGATCATCTATAATAGTTTTATTAGAATCATATTTATTAAATGTTTTCATTAAATCTTCGGGTAATACTTCTAAAATAGTATTATCCAGTTGTTTTAAATCATATTCACAACTATTAATATTTTTAATAGTATCAATATTATATAAAGAAGTATCAATAAAATCATTTAGATCTATATCCTTATTATCAATAAGTTTTAGTAAAAACTGATAAGTATAGTAAAATTTAGAGGTGACGCAGGGAGACTTGCCAACAATCATTTTTCGCAATATTTTTTCTTCAACTAATTCTTCAATAGGTAAAATAATAACACGACCAAGTTTATCTAGTCCTCGACGCCCAGCTCTTCCTGCCATTTGTAAATATTCATCAGTTTGTAAATAACGTAAGCCACCATCACTAAATTTAGATAATTTGGTAAAAATAGCGGTTTTTGTAGGGGCATTAATACCGACGGCAAAGGTTTCGGTACAGAAAAGTATTTTGACTAAACCTTGTTCAAATAATATTTCAACAATTTCTTTTAATACGGGAACAACTCCAGAATGATGATAAGCAATACCTTTTTTAAGAAGAGAATATAATTCATTATATTGTGGTGTTTTATCATATAAATGTTTATATTTGGAAAGTTTACTATTAAAAATTTTATCAACAAGACATGATTCTTCAGTAGTAATGAGATTTTTTTGAATCATTTTACAATATTTTTCACATTTATCACGTGAAAATATGAAAAATAGACAGGGTAATAGTTCATTACGTTTTAGGAATTCAACAAAAGGATTCATTAATTTACTGATTGATTCAATTTTATATTCTTCACGTAATATATCATAATTTTTGAAATTACCATCATTATCGGCAATTTCCATAAGAGAACCAGTATTATAATAATAATGTGTTAATGGAATAATACGTTTATTTTTTATAATTAAATTAATAGGTTTTTGTTTAAGATCACCTAACCAACTTGCGAAATCTTCTGGTTTATCAATAGTAGCGGATAACATAATCATAGTGATACGTTTAGGCAATAAAATCATACATTCTTCCCATACAATACCACGATCATTATTATTAATATAATGAACTTCATCAAAAATAACTTTATCAATTTCGTCAATAGAAATATCAGATATAGTGCTACTGGTAATTGAATTAGGGCCACTATTATATAAAATATTTCGTAAAATTTCAGTGGTCATAATGATACATTGAGCGGTGGGATTGAATTTAATATCACCAGTCATAATACCGACACTGGGGAATTTTTCGGCAAGTTCTTTATATTTTTGATTAGATAAAGATTTAATGGGAGTAGTATAGATAATTTTTTTATTTTTTTTGAGACTATTATTAATACCATAAATAGCGGGAACAGTTTTACCTACACCTGTTTTAGCAATAACAAGGATATTTTCACCTTGTGATATTTTGGAACAGGCATGTTTTTGAAAATCATCTAATTCAAATGGGAAAATATTTAAGTCTTCTATGGTATCATTACAGGAATTATTTAAAATATGAAGAAATTTGGAAGACATTATACATAATAAATAGTGTTAAATAATATCTAAATGAATTAAATAAATAATAAATTAAAAAATATATGTATATATAATATAAATGACTATTGATTATCATAAAAAATATCTTAAATACAAAAAAAAATATTTAGAAGCTAAAAAAATATATGGTGGTGTAAGTAAAATAGAAGGAGGGGGATTTAGTTTGGGTCAGGGAGACCAAGGGCAAGATAAAAAGGACTGGGAGGGGGGGTGGCGTCTTAGACCCAAGGGGAAGCTCAAGAACGGGCAACCTAACAATTCGACGTTATTGGAAATAAAGTTATGGAATTATTTGTGGGTGAATAAGTTTCTCCCTCCTAATGTACTTCGAGAGATGGATTACTTTCTAATAAAACCGACAACCAACAAATGGGTGTCAGAGGAGCTCGAAGATATGATATATAACGAAACTATTGATTATTTCCCTACCATAATAGAAGACGTGACACCCGAAATAGCTATTCATATAATGGAGTCTATCACTAAAATATTACAAAACCGCATCTCTGAAGAGGTGAGGAAATTTGCAGAAAAAGACAGTTGGAGGGGTCATACATATAAAATTAATCATTATATAAGAAGATATAAAGAGTGTGTAGAAATAATGAATAAACAAAAAAATTTATTTAATGGTATTGAGAAGCGGGAGAAAAACGGGCGACCAGGAAGCGAACGGCATTATGATGTAATATTATATACGGGACCCTGGCGGGAAGGAGTAGAACAAGCAGAAATAGATAAAAAAAACGACATAAAAAGGCAAAAAGAAGCAGCTGATAGAGCGAAGAAAAACAAAAATGTAGGATCGGAATCCAAAAAATCTAGTAAGGAAAATGAAGTTGTTGCGGAAAAAATGGCAGAGATGTTTCATGAGGATACTTCCAAAACGAAAATAACCAAGGGCGAGGCAAAAAAGTTTAAAAAAGAGGAGAAAGAAAAGGAACTAGCTCATAAAAAAAATATATTTATGAATTGGGTAGACAAAATAATTAATGATGATCCTCGGTATTCCGAATCCGACAGGGATATATTAATTAATATGTGGGATGACGTTTTATTAAAAGATATTAATTGGGCTTCAAGGAAGGGCAGGGGACAAATAAAAGAAATGGTAGAAAAAATAGTAGAAAAAAAAAAAAAAAAAAAAAAAAGAAAAGAACTCAAGAAGCAGAAACTTGAAGTATCTAAAACACTAGAACGTATAATAAAAGACAAATTAGAAAATAATGAAAACCCTGAAGAAATATATAAGGTTGTAGAAGAAAAATGGAAAGAAATTTCTGGTCATAAAGTAGCCGAATTTGAAAATACAGAAAAATTGAGGAGTTTTTTTGATAAAATAATAGAAGATTTAAAAAAAAAGGATTCAGCTTCGGTTGACAAATATCAACTCAGGAGCGCAGCATCCCAGCACCCAGAATGGAAATCTCTTGCTTTGAATGATGAACCAATAAAAAAATCTGAATCCCCTAGTATGCCTAAGTCTCTATCTCAGCACCCAGAAAGGAAATATCTTGCTTTGAATGATGAACCCCAAAATGATGAATTCGACGGGGCGGCGCCATCAGGTTGGGTCGTTCCAACTACTCGGACATTAACTTCTTCTAATTCTAGGAATAGCAAGGGCAAAGGTAATGGGAAGTCATCAAATTCTTCTAAAAAATCACCCGATAAGAAGAAAAAAAAAAAATAATTTAAATTGTAAATATATAGATATAGTATATAATATAATATATTAATGGGGAATGGGGATGTGATGAATAATTTAAGTATATCTAAAAATTATTTTAATAGATTATTATATCAGGAAATATGGACATTAGATAGTGTAAAAACAAAAAATGGAAAAATATTAAATTATTTAAATTATTATAATAAAAGGAAGGGTAAAAAAAAACTATATGATTTTATTCATAAAATATATTTTATAGATGTGATAAATAATTTTAAAAATAATTTTGTATTAAAAAATAAATAAGCAAAATAATTAATATTTTTTTTATTGTTAGAATTATTTATAAATATAAATATAATTATATAAATATAATGAAATTACAAAATATAGTTTTAAATCAAATAACAAAAGCAGGAAAATTATTAGATTCAAATAAAAATATTTTAAAAATAATTCAGAAACCTAAAAATATGTTATCATTTAATATTCCTGTTAAATTAAAAAATAATAAAATAGAAATTCTAACAGGTTATAGGATACAACATAATAATATACTTGGTCCATATAAGGGTGGAATAAGATATCATCCAGATATATCAATGGATGAAGCATCAGCTCTTGCAACTTGGATGACATTTAAATGTGCGTTACATAATTTGCCATTAGGTGGGGGAAAGGGTGGTTTAGCAATTGATCCAACAAAATATGATGAGGAAGATTTAGAAAATATTTCAAGGGCATTTTCAAAAAAATTATATAATTATATTGGAAGTAATAAAGATATTCCAGCACCAGATTTGGGTACAAATTCAAAAATAATAGATTGGATGACGGATGAATATAATAAAACAGGAGTACATCGTCATGATGTAGGTGTATTTACAGGGAAATCTTTACATTATGGTGGCAGTGAAGGAAGAGAAAAAGCAACCGGAAAAGGTGTGGCATATTCGGTTGTGGAATGGGCAAAATATAAAAATATAGATTTAAATAATAAAACATTTATATTACAAGGTTTAGGAAATGTAGGATTATATGCTGCGGAAGAATTAAATAATTATGGTATGAAAATGATTGGTGTTGGTGATCATACAGGATATTTAGTAGAGAAAAAAGGGATAGATATTAATGATATAATACAACATGTGAAAAAAAATAAATGTATTGATTCATATAGTGATAGAAATTTTAAAGATAAAACACATTTTTTCTCAACAAAATGTGATATAATATTACCGTGTGCTTTACAAATGCAAATTCTTGAAAAAGAAGCAAAAAATATTGATTGTAAATTAATTGTAGAGGGTGCTAATGGGCCAACAGATAATATAGCAGATGAGATTTTAAAAAAAAAAAAAATTGATATAATTCCGGATATTTATGCCAATGGAGGAGGTGTTATTGTTAGTTATTATGAATGGCTTCAAAATAATATGAATCATTATTATGAAGAAGAAGAAATATATAGAAAATTACAAATAAAAATGGAAGAAACTTTTAAAAAAATACATAAAACAAAAAAAGAATTTAATTGTACTTTTAGAGATGCGTCTTATATTGTAGGATTAAAAAAAATAGAAGATACTTATAAAAGTAGGGGATTAATTTAAAATATAAATAAACTAGTAATTATTTTTTTTTAAATAATTTTTTAATAAAATGTTTAATTTTATTACTAGGTTTAATAGAATGTGCTAATTTTAAATCCATATTTATGGTATCATTATTAATAGTTTTAGCTAATTTTTTACAAAATATAATTTTTTGTTTTAGTTCATCATTACCTCCAATAAGAATATCTTCATTATTAGATATATAAAATATTTGTGGAAATGTGTTCATTTTATTTGTTTCTTTTAAAAGTTCTCTTTTTTCAGGGTCAGGTTCACTATGTGATTTATATTTTAATTTGTATTTTTTTAATAATGAAACAGTTTCAGCACAGTAAGGACATCCAGGTTTTAAAAATATTTTAAACATATATAATAATTATAGATAAAAAAAAATTATTTAAATATTAATAAAATATATATAATATATATAATGAATAATTCTCCTATATTTTGGAATACGCAAGGTAAAATTAAATTTGATACAGAAAAGAATTATTTTAATTACGAAACAAGTATGTCTGTAAATTGGAATAATAAATTAGCACGTAGAGTTTTGATAACAATAATGAAATTATTTAATAGACCAGAAATATTAAGTACAAAAAGTAATGGAATAGCAATTTGGACTTCAGATAATTTAAAAAATAATATTTTTTATAAATTACCGATAATATTTAATGAAATTATATTAAGAGATGAATATGTAGTAGATGAAAATAATGTATTTAAGGCTCATTATCCTTTTTTAACAGTATGTTATAATTGTAAATTAAAAGATAGACATATAAAATCATTAAATGAATTTCATAATTATATAAGTTATGATGATAATAAATTTATGTTAAGTGTAAAATCACGAACATTAGAGGAGAATATTTTAATATTAAATATATTTTTAAATGATAATAATTTAAATAAAAAAAATATTCCACTTGTAATAAAAAAAAAAATGACTAAATTAAATAAAAATTCTGAAATAGAATTTGTAAATAAATTAAAAGAATATATAACAAATATAAATGATAAAATAGAAAAAGTATTTTTACCAAAAATGAGTAATAATTTAAATGAAGATATAATAGAAGAAGAGGAGAATATAATGGAATAAATTTATAAGATAAAATTATTAAAAAATATTATAATAAATAAACATAATGGAATCTGACAAATCTTTATGGAAAACAATTTATAAAAATAATAAAAAAAAAGAACAACAAAAAGTAAAAACATATAATATAATATTAAATAAATGTGAAAAAAAAATAAGATGGCATGCTAATAATGAACAATTTTCTTGTTTTTTTGAAATTCCGCGTTTTTGTTTATCATGTCCATTATATAATATTAATGAATGTGTATATTTTATAATGCAAAAATTAAAATCAAAATTTAAGGTTCATTATTTTAGTCCAAATGATTTAAAAAATGCTGGAATTTGTAATGATGAAAAAAGTGTAACAGGTATATTATATATATCTTGGGATCATATTAAAGATAAATTAAATAAATTATTTTATTAAGATTTTCTGTATGTATATCCAATATTAAAACTTAATATTGATGTTAATATAATTAAATAATAATTTAATTCATCACCATATCCAAATTTATAATTTTTTTCATTTAATATACATCTTTTTTCTATAATCCATAAAATTTGTATTAATATTAATAAAAAACAGGAAATAATTTTAATATATATATTTGGTGTAAATAATGATAAAGATGGTAAAATAAAAACAAAATAATGTAAAATATCTAACATATATCTATTTTCATAAATTAGATTATAATAAAATAAAATATGACATATAATTACAGTACTTGTCCATATAATATCTAATATAGTATGTTTATTAAAATATATATTTCCAATTAAAAATATATCTAATAAAAATGTAATTAAAAATAGTTTTTTTTTTGATAAATTATCCATAAATATATAGTATATATATATATATATATTTATTAATTTAATAAGATAAATGTCCAAAATAATCTATTATAAATAATAATAATAATCCTAATATAATACAATTATTTAAGTCTGAATTATTATTACCACCTTTAATTTTATTTTGCATTTTAAAAAATTTATTTTTTTTATTTTGTAATTTTTTAATTTTTTTTTCTAATAAAATTTTTTTATTATTTATAGATTTTATTTTAGATTTTTCTATTTCAATATATTCATCATCTATATTATCATTAGATT